ATGAAGCAAATTATGGTCCATTAAATCCAAATGAACCAAATGAAGATTATTGGAAAGCGAAAGCGAAGATGTTTAATGGTGATGTTGAAGCAGCAAAAAAAGCAAGATGTGGAAACTGTGCATTCTTTGTAAAGACACCAAGTATGTTAGAGTGTATTGCAAATGGTATAAATGATATTAATCAATTAGATACTATACAAGCAGCAAATATAGGTTATTGTGAAGCATTTGATTTTAAATGTGCGGGAGCAAGAACTTGTGATGCTTGGGTTGTTGGTGGTCCAATAACTGAAGAAGATATGGGTTATGACGTAGGTAGTTTACCATCTTATGTTGACCAATTACCAAAGAAAAAGAAAAAACAACAAGATATTATTGAGAAGAGTTTAACTCCTCCAACAATGTTTGAATCACATTCAGATTATCCTGAATCAGTTAAGAATAACGCTAAGGCGGTACTTAAATGGGTTGATGAGAATGGATGGGGTTCTTGTGGAACAGATGTGGGTAAACAACGTGCTAATCAATTAGCTAAAGGTGAACCCATTTCGGAAGAAACGATACGTAGAATGTATAGTTACCTATCAAGACACGCAGTTGATTTGGAAAGTTCTAAAGGATATGGTGATGGATGTGGTAAATTAATGTACGATAGTTGGGGAGGAAAGACAGCATTATCTTGGGCTGAAGCTAAAGTTAAATCAATGGATAAAGAAAAAATGTCCAAACAACGTTTCCAAACTGACGATGAAAAAAGAATTGTATTAGGACCAGCAATGATTCCTGATGTAAAAATATACCGTAAAGATAGTCTCGGTAATCCTTATTATGTATATTTTTCTTCTGATACGATTAAGATGATTGCTGAGAAATATATGAGAAACAAGTACATAGATAATAATGATGAGATGCACAATGGTAAAGCAGTATCTGATGTTTATGTTGTTGAGTCTTGGATTAAAGAATCTGATAATGATAAATCAACTGATTTTGGATATGATGACTTACCAGTGGGAACTTGGTTTGTTTCAATGAAAGTTAAAAATGATGAGACTTGGAAGAAAGTAAAAGAGGGTAAATTGAACGGATTTTCAGTATCTGGTTACTTTGAAGAAGTGGCGGCATTCTGTAGAGAGGAGATGTTCCTTCAACAAGTTGCAAAAATATTAAAGAACATAGAAGACTAATTTGAGAATATATATATAAATCCATATTTAAGATTAGAGGAAATAAATAATAAAACAAAAAATAAAATATGTCTAATTCAAAAAAAGCAATTGCTGAGATTAAAAGTTTGATGAAACAATTTGGTTTTATGTCTGAAGAAGTAGTTTTAAAGTCTTTCAAAATGGAAGATAATACAATTTTACAAGCATCTGATTTAAAAGTAGGAGAAAAAATTTCTAAAATTAATGAAGAGTTTGAACAAGTTGCATTAGAAGATGGTTCTTACAGATTAGTTGAAAACTTCAATATTGAGGTTAAAGACGGTCAAATCACATTGGTTGAAGCAATTTTTATCGGCGCTAAGTTAGTAGACGGTACAGAAATTAAAGTTGAAGGTGATGCTTTATTAGAAGGTGCTAAAGTTGTTGTTGTTACTCCTGATGCTGAAATACCAGCACCAGATGGTGTACACGAACTTGAGGACGGAAGTAAAGTAGAAACTAAAGACGGTCTAATCGTATCAGTTGAAGAAAAAATGGAGGAAGATGGAGAAGGAGAACCAATGCCAGAGGGAGAACCTAAAGCAAAAGTTGCCGAAGGACCAATTGGACCAGAAATGGAAATGTTAGAAATGTTAAAAGACTTTGTAAAGAAAATGTATGAAAAGATGGGTTCTTTAGAAGAAAAAGTTAAAGACGTTGAAGCACAATTCAGTTCGTTCAAAAGTGAACCAGCAGCTAAAAAGATAGCTAACGGTAAAACAGATTTTAATAAACAAGAAAAAGTTAATGAAATGGATGACAAAATCGCTATGATTATGTCATTAAGAAATAACACAAAATAATTTAAAAAAAAAATAAAAAAATGAAAATTTTATCAAAAGAAGAATTTGCATACTCAGTATCAACCATTGGTTCATATGTTGACCAAGTTGGTGGAGAATTGCTTTCAAAAGCGTTAATCGGTGGTACAACTGCACGTTACGCAAACGTACGTTTAGGTATCAAAGGAACACAAGCGTTGAACCTTTTAAACTCTACAGCGTATTTCAACGACGGTACTTGCGGATGGGAACCATCAGGTACAACTACCTTCACTCAAGCTAACATCACAACTTGTCCTGAGAAGTACAATGAAGCGTTATGTTACAAAGATTTGTATGACACATACCAATCAATGTTAATGGCTCCAGGTCAAACATCTGAGTCAGTTCCATTTGAACAACAAATTGCTGATTTAAAAGTTAAACAAATCCAACAAAGAATTGAGCAACAATTGTGGCAAGCTACAACTGGTTCATCTTGTTTCAATGGTTTCAAAACATTGATTAGCACAGGTACAACTGGTGTTGCTAACTCAAGCGGTGTAACTTTCAGTTCATCTGCATCTTATGGTACTTCAGGTAACCCTATCACAGAAGTTGACAAGTTAATCAACGTATTAGACGATAACGCAATGAGCCGTGAAGACTTAGTAGTATTTATGTCTTATGCTAACTTCCGTTTATATGTACAAGCATTAACAAGAGCTAACTTCTTCGCTAACTATATCGGTGGTACTGATATTACAGCAATGATGGAAGCTACTCATCCAAACACTAACGTTAAAGTTGTTCCTACCATTGGTTTGAACGGTTCTAATCAAGTAGTTATCGGTCCACGTGAGTACCTAGTTGTCGGGTTCGATTTGTTATCTGATCACGAAAAATTAGTAATTTGGTACTCTAAGGATTTTGATGAGTTACGTTTAAGAGCAAACTATAACTATGGTGCTCAAATCGCAACCTTCGGTTCTACAGCGTACTTCGCTACTAACAACTTAGCATAATCTAAGAAAAATATTAAAGGGGGGATAAAATCCCCCCTTTTAAAAACATAAACAAAAAAATTAATAATAAAAATATATGTCTTGCTATATAAGTTCAGGTGTTCAATTAGGTTGTTCTGACGGTATTGGTGGTATTAAAACTATATATGTATTAGGCGCTACAGGTGCTACTGAACCTTCTGTTTCAGGAATTACATATTCAGGTGGTTCAGCTTCAATTACTGGTATTTCAGGTACAGGTACTTGGTTTCAATTTGAATTGAAGAGAAATACTTCAAGTTTATCACAAAATACTACTAAGTCATTTGAGAATGGTACAATATATTGGGAACAAGTTTTAACTGCGGTTTTATTCAAATATGACCAAGAAAAAAGAAACCAATTAAAAGTATTAGGTCAAAACGATCAAATTCAAATTATTGCGGTTGACCAAAATGACGTTCAATATTATTTAGGTCAAGTTAACGGTATGTATTTAAGTGGTGGTTCTGCTGCTACAGGTACAGCGTTCGGTGATAGAAATGGTTTTGAAATGATTTTTACAGGTCAAGAACCACAACCAGCAAATGTAATTTCAGGAGTTTTATCTTCTATCTTTACTGCGGGTGGTTTTAATGACTAATTGATAAAAAAAAAGTAGGTCTGTTGTGGACCGAATTTCTATATCTAATCCAATCGAAAAGAGGGGCACTACGCCCCTTTTTTTATGCTATACCAATTCACTTTGGTTTTTTTTATATTTAGATATATAGAGATAAAATATGTTATACATTCAAAAAGGACAAGAGAACGAATTGACAATGAATATCAATAATAACACTACAACATCGTTTAGTAGTTATACATTGGAGTTTACACATATAATGTCAAAAGAAGTTAAAAATTATACAGTTAGTACTAGTAATCTAAGTCAATATGCACAGAACATTCGTTATTGTGAAATTATATTACCATTAAATAATGACGATTTAAATTATGAAGGTGAATATCAATTGAACATTTATGGTAATGGAACAACTTTGGTATTTACTGGTATTGCTATATTAGAGGGAACAGTAGAAGCACCTGCATTTACTGAATATATCTCTCCTAATGAAGTAAACGAAAATTATATATACATACAAGAATAGTTATGAGTGAAATAAAGAAAGCAGAATTTAAAAATATTGCGTTTCAAAAAGCGTCAATACCAGTATTTTCAGAAGTATTACAAAGATCACCTTGGGTTTACTATGGTGAAAACAATTTACTTCCACAATACTTTATAGATTTATATGACAATTGTGCAATACATAAAGCAATTATCACATCAAAAGTAAATCAAATTATGGGGGATGGAATTGTTTCATTAAACAACCCAATGGCAACTATCAATTTAGTTAATGGTAAGGAAAACGTTGAGGATGTAATGAGAAAATGTGCATTGGACTTTATGATGTTTGGAGGTTATTCTTTGAATGTTATTTGGTCTAAAGACAGAAAGACTATTGCTGAAATTTATCACTTAGACTTTAGTAGAGTACGTAGTGGTAAATTAAACGATGATGATGAGATTGAATCTTATTTCTATTCAGCAGATTGGAGACAATTAAAGAAATATCCACCTGAAGAATATCCAACATTTAGTCAAGATAAAGGTGCAGCATCTCAAGTTTATTATTATAAATCTTATCAACCATCTTTAACATACTATCCAGTACCCGATTGGTCTGCTGGTCAACGTGCAATTGAAATTGATATTGAATCAAAGAACTTCCATATGAATAACCTACGTAAAGGTATGGTTCCTTCATTATGGATTAACTACAATAATGGTATCCCTGGCGAAGAAGAACAAAGAACATTAGTAAGAGCGTTAGAATCTCAATATGGTGGTACAGATAATGCTGGTCAAGCAATTATTTCATTCAATGAATCTCAAGAACAATCACCTGTAATTACACAAATTCCTCGTAATGATTCAGATACTTACTATCAAAGTTTAAATGATGATATTACTCGTTCTATATTATCTGCACACAGAGTATCAAGTGCAGAATTATTTGGTATTGCAACAGCTGGTAGATTAGGTGGAGCAAATGAAATTACAGAACATTCTGAATATTTCCGTAAAATGGTAATTATGCCATTCCAATCTTGTTTATTACCATCATTTAATAAGTTAGTTTCATTGAAATTTGGAACACCAACTACATTTGAAATTAAACCATTAAGTTTATTCTTGGTTGGTGACATTAATGAAAATCCAACAGTTGTTGATAAACCTGTAGTTCCAGTGGAAGCTGAAGCACAAATTATCAATGAAAACATTAAAGGATTGAAAGGAAGAGAATATCAAAACCTAATGAGAATCGTTAGAGAATATAACAAAGAAAAAATAACAAGAGGACAAGCAATACATATGTTGATGAGTGGTTACGGATTAACAGAAGAAGAATGTAATGTTTGGTTGGGAGAAGAAGAAACAATTTTAAATTAATTATAAATGGGAGTTTTATTAATATCAGAAACAAAACTAAAGAACTTTACCAATATCAATAAAAATGTTGATATGGATGTTCTTAAAGCAGAAATACAAATTGCGCAGGATATTGACTTACAGACAATATTGGGTACAAAGTTCTATAACCATTTATTATCACAAGTAACATCAACAGGTAATACATTTAATGCAGCTGAAACAACTTTGGTTAATGATTATATTCAACCATTTTTAATTCAACAGGCTTACTTCCAATGTATCCCACAATTGATGTACAGAACGATGAACAGAGGTATTGTGGAAGGAACTATGGAGAATGCGGCATCTGTTGATATTGAAACTATGAAGTATCTTCGTACTATTCAAAAACAACGTGCTGACTTTTATATGACACGTCTACAAGATTACTTATTAATCGGTCGTGGTCAAAATCAATTCCCTGATTACGTATCTCAATCTACAATTGATGGTATGATTCCTGATAGAAGCCAAAAGTACAACAATGGTATATTCTTAAAACATACAACAAGAAAAGGATATTCAACAAGTGACATTGCCAGAAAAGGTATATCAGTTTATTCTGAGTTGCAAAATGAAAATCCTCCTTGTCAAGATTGCTATTAATATGAACACAGAAATATTATTACTCATATCAAACGTATTAACAGGTATCGCAGCATTCTTCGTTGGTAAAAGACGTAGTGATGCTGAGACTGATAATCAAGTACTTAGAAACCTTGAATTGTCTATTGGTATATATGTGAAGATTATTGAGGACCTTAAGACGGAAATACAATCGTTAAATCTAAAAGTTCAAGACCTTGAAACAAAGGTTGAGAATTTAATGAATGAGAATAGAAAACTAAAAAAACATAATGGATTATGATAGATAAGTTACCACAACCAACCGAAGAAGAATTAAATATGACAGGTAAACACGAGTATTTCAGAAGGATACTTGAAATGGATTTACATAAAAAAATGAATATTGACCATCTAAAATTAACAGGATGGATTAGTCATAACTTCAATAGTGTATATTTAATGAACAAAGAATTAACCTACAAAGAATATTTAAAATTAACAAAGTAATATGAAATTAGAAAATATAATAAAATTAAAGTTAAATAACTTTGAGATTAAATTACCAAAGAAATTAGAAATTGAACCAAACCCTTGTTGGGAAGGTTATGAACCAATTGGTTTAAAAGATGATGGTTCACCAAATTGTGTTCCAATCAAAGAAGAACAATCAAAAATAAAGAAGGAAGGATTCCCAATTCCATCACCTGAATCAGATGAGGAAGAAGACAAGTATATAAGTCGTTGTATT